CTTGAGGCATCTGGAAGACGGAGATAACGTCGTTGACGTTCCGGCCAATGGCTTCGGAAATCTCCACGACGTTGAATCCGTTCTCGGATGTGCTGAGAATCTTTTCCTTGAGTTCAGGGTCAGCGGCCTTGGCCACGCCGATCAAGGTCTTGGACGAGATGGAGATCTTGGTTGCAAGGCAGCTCATCGCCCAGTTGATGAACCGAAGCTCGCCAATGCCAGGGCGGATCATGGAGATTGGGTACGAATACCCAGGCTTCCAGTGGAGCGGGTACAGCGTGAACGGCCATCCCTGCGGCTCTACCCAGAATGGGACAGGCCACTGAGCTGCCATGAACAGCTTCTCGGGGACCACTGTCTGCTGTGGTGCGCCGCCAAGCCCAGCCATCCCATCGTCCATAGGCTCTTCCATCGGCTCGTCCATCATCGACGGCGGGATATTGAGAGGGAAGTCCACGCCCTCGGCCACGACGATGTAGCAATTCTTGCCCACAGAGTCGAACGACCCCTTGAGCTTTTCGTTGATCTCCGCACCCTTCAGGCGATCCCCGAACCCGGTCTTGGAGTAGATCTCCCAGTACACGATGAGGTCGTTCGTCTTGCCAGTCTTCTTCTTGAACTCATGGCCGCGCTCGCCTTCTCCAGCACGCGAGGCATAGCTTTCCAGATGACCCTTGAGTTGCTCTCTCGACAAACCAAACTTTGCGGCGACTTCATCCACCGGCTGGCATCGACGGCGGGCAGCCCATCGAATGTCCTGGTAATCGTCAGCGTCAGGATCCCAGACGAGGTTGTCAAAGGTGTCGTAGAACGACCCAGCCATCTGCACGCTTGACCCCTCGGGGGCGTACATCTCATGCCACCAGACCCCAACTCCCTTGATGAACGCCTCCTCAACAACCTTGCGACTGTGGGTCTTGGTGTTCAGCTCGACGGGGGTGTAGTTGAGATAGTCCTCAAGAAGCTTGGAGACTACCTCACGCTTCTTCAGGAAGAACTCCTGCTGCTGGAGCATCTGCTGGTACGCCATCATGCCCTGGTCAGGAAGCATGACAGGCTGACCGTCTTGACCGATCACAGGCCCCTGCGGACCCATCATCGGCTGCGGTTGCTGGGGGACGATGCCCAGCATGACCGGCTCAACGGACGGGTACTTTCTGGGGGTAACCGTGCGGGTAGGGTTCCGGTGGTGAATGACAGCGGCAAAGAGCCGCACCGCCTCCCAGACGCGGTTGACCTGCATCCGGAAGGGCGGTGCCTCAATGCCCTTGTTATACCCACGCTCCCCTCGGGCGTAGGAGTTCTCCCACATGAAGTTCGGGTCGCCGCAGAAGAACTGCATGGCTTCCCATGCGTCATCGCTGAACGGCTTCTTGTGGTCCTTGGCCTGCTTCAAAAGCTTCAGCCAGGAAGCGGAAATTGCCCGAAGGGGATTGTCTTGCATGTAGGACTCCTAGTGGTAAATGCCCTACTTGCGACTGCGGCCCTCAAGTTCAGCCACCTTGCGTTCCAGGGCTGACAGCTTTTCAGCCAGGATTGCGTGCTGCGAACGGCGGTGCTCCCAGGTTCCGGTGACTTTCCACTCCGGGAACTCCTGGAGACCTGGGTCGCTCTGGTGGTGAACAGAAAACCTGTCGATCCCGCCAAACCCAGGGGAAAGAGCCCAGACCGTCAGGGTCCGAGACGAGACCTTGGTCACCATGGCAGGGATGGCATCGGCGTCCTGGTGTGGGCGGAACAGAACCCATTCGCCAATCTCAGCCGGGGGCATCTTGTAGGTCTTGGAATCTTCGCTCATGGCTTTTTTCCTATTGGCCCTAGGACAATGCATGATCCAGAAGGGTCGCCCTTCCGCTTCGCCTTGTCCATGAGATATTTGTCAATCCACGTTCTAACGCCGTACACCTTGGGGGGTGCGTGGTACTTTGGTTCGTACGCACACATATACTCTAACACCTGACAGGCGTGTACCTCGCCCCTCGTCTGCGGTTCGTCGGTGGCGTACGGAACGCCGTTGATGATCGTGGTCTTCTTGCGATACCGCTTGAGTTCCTTGAACAAGTTTGGACAGGAGCCTTCCCAGAACTTGAGCTTAGTGTTCCCGTCTCCGCGAATATGGAGCATCTGGCGAACCATGGCAGTTCTGGCCTGGATGTCATCGGACCCAGGGATGAATGTGTGGCCAGTGACTCTGGAGCGGATCCCTCGCTTGGCAAGCTCCTCAGAGTACAGTTCGTGCGGCAAACGGCCACTTCCAATATCCCTCAACCGACCGCCGTGCATGTCGATGATGAACGACCAGAAAGACTGGGCTTCTGCCTTCTTCGCAAAGTGCTCGCCAAAGATCAGTGCGTTGCAGTCGCGGATGTAAAGCTCGTCGTAGATCAGAACGTACTTCTCGTCGGGCGGCACGGCAGCAAACAATGCCGCCATGACTGTGTGCCCAGGGTCAATGGCCACATACCGTGTCCAGTTGTCTGGGATGGCAGGGAGATCTTCGCGCGTGACCACATGGACGCTCGTATTGAACGTCGGGTACATCATGTTGGATTCGTGCGTGAACTCCCCCTCTGCACGCATTCGAAGTTCTTCGGCACCATGGTCAGACCAACGCTCGACGTTCTTTCGCTTTTCGTCGTTGTCAATGTGGTCGTTGTCAAGGAACCGAAGAGTGAACCGCTTGATGATGCAGTCCGGATCGTTGGCACCTCGGTCCGCACGCTCGCACAGCCCAAGGAGTGCGTCGTTCTTTGAGTGCGGCATGGCACTCCATACGAACCGCCCCTTTCGGTCAGAGAGTCTGGCCTGCATTTCCCCAACGAACCGCTCGTTGTTGATGTCCTCGTCAATGTGAACGAGGTCAGCTTGAAAGCCTTGGGGCGGCTCGCCCTCGCTTGAGAACACGAAAATACGCCATCCGTTGGTCAGCTCGACAGTGTTGATGTACCCGGCGTTCTTCTGGATCCAGGCGATGTCTTTAATAAGGCGAGGCGGTATTAAAGGCGGGGCTGGCTTCGTCTGCAAGAGCCTGTGCGAGTCGGTGGCTGGACGATAGGCTCGCCACGCCTTGGTCACCTCATCACGAATCATCTTGAAGGCACCGGCCCGGAAGAGCATCGGATAGACAACCAGACCGATGTGAGCCCAATTCTTTCCAATGATGGCAAGGTTGCCGTTCTCTTTGGGGTACTTGTTGTAGGGATCCTGGCCGGTCACAGCCCTGGCGTCTTCAACAAACGTGGACAGGGACTTGCCGGATCGGTTGCCACCAATGACAATCCGCTCCGAAGCCATGCTCTTGTGGAACTCTTCCTGCTTTGCCATCGGTTCGTACATCCTCAAAGCCTCGATTTGCCGATTGGCAATCTCTGCCTGGAGGTCACGCAACTGGGACATGGCGTGCTGGGTCACGCCGCTGTCAGCAGGTTCCGGTTCAGGAGGAGGCGGGATTGGCGGATGCTTCTTCATGCAGTGGCCTCGTTCTTCACCTCGACCGGAACGGCTGGTTCGGAGGTGACATCAATGAGCTTCATCCCCTGGGCTGCAAGCACAAGTTTGTTCCGAAGCTCGGCCTGTAGTTCCTCTTCAGTCCAGAACTCAAGTGGTTTCTGCGCCCCGCCCATGGCCGTGTTGGCCTGGACAAGACGGACTACGGTGTCCAGCATCTTTGTTCTGAACGCCCCTCCAGACGGAGCGTCGAAGAACTGCTTCATGTAGGCGTTGGCAAACCCGCCCGCACCGCCGAAGTACCGCATGAGGACTTCAAGCAGCTCAGCCGAGTGAGGGATGTTTGCTCCTCCGATCCTGGCCGAGGCCAAAAAGAGATCGACGGCACCCTTCTCTATCTCGTCAAGCTTTTCGTTCCGCTTTGCAGAACGCTTTTTCTTGATGCCCGCATTGCGGCACTTCTTGCAGTGGGCGTGGAATCCATCCTTGGCCTTGTGCCAGAACTTGGGCACAAGGGCATGGGTTTTCCCACAGGTCAGGCACGCCCGACGCGGTTCAGAGGACGGCCCGCCAGACATTGCCTTGAACCTCAGGGACCAGGGAAGAATCGGCAACTGCCTTGCGGACACCCTCAAACGAGTGGTAGTCGTGCCCAGCAATCCACACCGAAGCCACTCGACGCCACGCAGCGATATCGGCCTTCACGGACTCGTAGTCGTGCTCGGCGTCCAGGTAGACGATGTCGTACTCTCCATCGTTGTACCGCTCGGCAATGTCAGGGGACTGCCCATTGAGCCAAGAGATGCGGCCCTCTCGGCGGTAAATGGCCGTGTTTGCAAAGAACACTTCCATGGGAGCGCCGCGAGAACCGTCGTACTTGGAAGTGCCGTTGTCGTTCAGCGAGCCTTCCCAAGTGTCAACGCACTCGACACATGCCGCACCGGATTCGGCCATGATGATGGCAGACCGACCAGCCCACGAACCGACCTCAAGCACGCGAGGGGCTCGTTCGTATTCCTTGCAAAACCTCTCGATCATTGACCGAAGGGCATCCGCGTCATTGGGAGGAATGTCCATGCCCATGCCTTCGAAGCTCGGCTTTATGAGCGACAGAGCACTAGGACGGACAGGGGTTCCCTCTCCCAGGCCAGGGATGGTTTGAGCAGGGATGTCGATCAGCTTGACGTTGCCGTCGTAGCCAGAGTCCCAGGATTCCTTCAGCTTGGAAGCTACTTCGCTTGCACCAACGGGCGTGGGCTTGCCAACGCACTTCGGCTTCCAGTGGCCCGCCCAAGCGTCCCAGTTGCAGAACAGCGGGTTGTAACCAAGCTTCTGCGTGCCCACCAGAGAGAGGTCACGGGTGTTGGTCACATCCTCGGTGGAAGCCTTCTCGGTGCAGTGGATGTCCTTCCACTCGTAGTAGAACCAAGGCTTGTCGCCTTCCTTCTTCGGCTCCGTCAGTTCGAACAGCCGCATGTCGTACAGAAGCAGACCGGTCGGAAGTGCCGCACACTCCTGGATGCCAGCCATCTTGGCGGCGGTGTGCCGGTCGTACATCTCCAGGGAGAAGTCTGGGTTGGGATGATCGTTCTGGAAGTTCGCCCACCGGAACACGTACACGCACTCGTTCGGCGGCGGGCCACAGTACGGGGCACCAACGCACGCCGGACCCTTGTGGTAGTGGTTCACAAGGAAGTCAAACGATGACGGGAAGAACTGCTTGGCCAGCGGATCCAAGCCGTCATAGAGGTCGGGCTTCATGTCCGAGTCCACCATGAGAAGGAAGTCGCAGCCTCGCTCCCTGGCCTGGAGGACGGCACGGTTCCGAGTCATCGTGATTGGAGTGTCGGACAGGTTCCAAATCTGGATAGCCTCGACCCGTTGGTCGGACTGGGCGACAGCCACAAGAGGGATCATCCACTCTCGGATGTCAGGCACCTCAGAGGAGATGCCGCCGTTGCCGCCGTAACTGAACGTGCAGATACCGACCTTGAACTTCTGGATCATCGCCTGCTCCTGGGGGGGGGTGGGAGTGGACGGGAGTATAGCATCTACCCCATCAGTCCGAGAAGCGGGTTTTTCCACCCGCTCTGGACCATGTTGCCAGCCTGCTGCCACATCCCAGGGAAGTTAAACTGCGGAGTTTGACCCCAAGACGCAGGAGGCGTGTCGTTGCCTTGGTACGTTCCCTGATTGGCTTGGTACCCAGCCATCGTGTCGTTGATGTTGTTGATGAACGCATCCCTCTGGCCGAAGTTGGGTGAGGATCCATACCCGCCGCCAAGCTGGCCGTACGACGCGTTGAACCCTCCTTGCTGCTGCTGCGGGGCGTACTGAGGCTGCGAGTTCCCGTACGGCAAGGCAGCCCCCATGTCCATGGGCGGCTGTTGGTAGACAGACCGGTACGGGCCGCTGGGCTGAGCGGCGCCTTGCCCTCCTGCTTGAGGCGGAAGTGGCATCGGAGCAAACTCGCGCCCTGCGAGGCCCTGTTGACTTGGCATGTAGGCACGCCAGTCTCCCTGGTTACCCGACTGTTTCCACGCTCTCCTTGCAGAGTACACATCGCCGGGAGCGGACTTCGGCTTAGCGGCAGCAGGCTTTGGCTGGTATGGAGTAAAGCCAGAGTTCCCTTCAATCGGTTGCTGCTGGTTGCCGTAAACCGACTGGTAGGATCCGCCCTGCGATGGCTGCGACCCAGAATAAGACGACATTGCTTTAATCATTGGTCACCCCTTTGGCGTGCGACAGAGTCAAGGCCAGACCCCGACCCTTGAAGCATGCGAAGGCGAAGCATGTCCACGAACTGCGGATCCTGCTTGGCACGCTCCAAAAGCTGACGGAGGAAGTCGAGGTTCTGAATCGCAGAAGGCTCTGGCATGTTTGTCACTTTCCAGAAAAGAGAAAAGCCCCTGGCCGGTTTCCCAACCAGGGGCTCCCCCCCGAAAGCCCCTGGTCAAGGGGCTGTATTACGAAAACAGGCCGTAGTTGCGGAGGACGGTAACGAGGCCGGTGATATCCGTCACGCCGGTCGAAGACGCCCTAGTTGATCCAGATGCACCAAAGAATCCAACCGTGCCACCAGACACTCCGAGCCGAAGGGTCGTAGACCCAACGGTCAGAGCATTTGAGGCACCCGTCATGTGGCGAACCGAGTCGTGCAGATCCTCGCCAAGCTGGCGGCTGGCCAGCCCGATGATGAGATTCGCACGGGAGAGGTTGTCAGAAAGGGGCACAGATCACCTCCGCTGGAAGAACACCGAGGCAAGGATGTCAGCCGCGGTCGTGGCACTCGCAGAGAGAGCACGCCCGAAGCACGACCGAAGTTGGGCAACCGTCGTAACGCTTGCGGTCTGGGCACGCCCAGCAGTCGAAGCGTCGGTCGAGGCAGCCGAAGTCAGGGCCACAAGGTCCGTGTCAGCCGCGGCTTGACTGGCAAGGCCCAGCGCCACCTCGGTCGGACCCTCGATGGTGATCCAGAACACCTCGTTCACCGGCACCCCGGCGGTGAGATACTCGTCCACTACGCCGCTGACGATGCCGTCCGTGCGGAAGCCGTAGCCGTCCACCTCAAACAGCGAGCCAGCCTTGAGCGTCACAAGACGCTTGGCCGCGAGCGTGATGCCAGTCGAGTTCTTGACAGCAAGACACTTCTTGACACGGTTGCTCCGCAGTCGCCCGGTAATCGGGTTGGTGTCCGGAAACAACTTCACAATTCCGTACCAATCGCTTCCAGCCGCAGCACCCGAAGCGACAAGAACGTCACTCGGGCCGGTGAAGCCGCCGAGCTGACCGAGCGGGAACGGCGGATCGTCGTACATACTCATGCTTGCAGATTCCTGTGTGAGAGATTATCGCTGAGATCAAGCAAGGGCCTGGAGCTTGAAGAAGTTACGCGGAGACTTGAACTTCAAGTTTCCGAGGCAAGAAACCACGTAGCGGAACTGCTGCGTAATTTCATCGTAGAACGGACCCTCGGAGTTCAGAAGCTGGCCTTCCATGCAGAGCAACTCGACGTTGCCCATGGCCATCCCGTAACCGGTATTCACGGGAACCGAGTTCTCCGAAGACACCTCGACGCCGTCAAGCTCAAACACATCCGTGAACCCGTAAGACCGGAGGCCGTTGGTGCGGCTGATAATCACCCGCTCCTTGGCATCCAGCGTGTTCAGGAAGTCGATGAACAACCGACGGTCGAGGAACACCGTGTCGATCTGGTCTTCCTTGCTGTCGTTGCGGCGAGTCTGGTGGATAGCCTCACGAAGAGCCCGCGTGCAGTTCGCTCCCCAAGTCGTACCGCCAAAGTAAGACGAGGTGTAGTTCACGATCACAGGAGAGAAGAAGTCGAACTCAGGGTCCGCGTAGCCATTCGGCCACACGCTGCCGGAAGCCTGCGAGCCACCGTACGCACCAAGAACGGTCGAGAGACCTGCGTAGGTGTCGTTCGGGTAACCAAACGGATCGAGCGCGTTGGCGGTACGCTGGGTACCGTCAGCGATGTTCACGGTTCCGTTGGAAGCAAGGAATGACTCCAGGCCGTGGAACCGAAGCTCATTTCCGCTGGCGTAACCGTCCTGAACCCATTCACGCGCCAGGTACTGCTCCATCGAAGTGAGCAGTCGGGAAGCCATTTTCCCGGCCACGTTCACAAGAGCGGAGGCCGAGCGGTTCTCAAGCATCTCTCGCTTGTAAATCGCGTCGGTGACTTGTGCACCCCTGTACTCCAGCTCAAGACGCTTCCAGAGATTCTGGCGAGCGAACGAGCGAGGGGTCTCACCATTATTCCCAGACGGGGTGTGATTTCTGTACTGGATTTCCCAGTCGAAACCGCGCCCAGCCTCGTTGGTCCGGACGTTGCCGGAACCCTCGATGAGCGAGAATACCTTGTACTTGCGAAGCGATGCAACCTCCTCCTCGCGGAGATGGTTGACAATCGTGGTTGCAATGGAACGTGCCCAGTCAACGTTGGAACTCATGTTCAGACAACTCCGTCGTGCTCAAGCTGCGAGCGAAGGCGATCATTGAAGCTCTGCCGCCGGGCCGGTGCCTGCGGTTCAGTTGTTCCGCCACTGCGGTTCGGGGCGCGAGTCGCCCTTTCCCGGAGGAACTGCATATCTCGGGCCGCGGCTGCGTCAGCTTGCTGAACACCAGCCGGGGCCTGCGGGATCTGTTGAGCAGCTTGCTGGGGAGCGAACTGCTGCGGGGCACCCTGACCGGAGGTGGCCCTTTGGTACTGCATGGCGAGAAGGTCACGCTGGAGTGACCCGGTCGCATAACGCCAGCGATCCTGGGCAGACTGAATGCCCATCGACGCGGCTTCTTGAATGTAGTGCTGAACCGCTTGCCCAGCTTGGCTGATCTGCTGCTGACCGTTCTTGGTCTCATACAGCCAGTCGGAGTTCTGACGGTTCAGGTCTTGGACGTAGTTCGTGGTGGCGTACTGGTTGAGATGGTTCTGCACCATCTCCTGGGCCTTCTGGACGGCCACCTGTTCAACGAACGGCTTCAGGGTCGATTCCGGATCAGACGCAAACCGACGAACGAAGTCAGCGGTGTAGCTCTGGTAGCTACGGAGGGCTTGCTGAGCTTCATACGGGGCGTCAGGCGAGATCACCTCCCTCCCGGTCTGGGGATCGCGGACGATGTAACTCTTCCACGAATCCTCGACCTTCGGCGGATTCCACCACTTCGGCTGTTCCGGAGCCTTGGGCCGCGCCGCTTCGGCCTGTGACTGTCTCCATGCCTGGAACTCCCGCTGGTGCGGAAGATACTCCTGCACGGCCGGAATCAGAGACTGGTACTGGCTGAGCTGCCGAGCAAGCTCCTGTCGCTCCGTGTGGGCGCGGTACAGGTCTTGGGCAATCGCCAGATCGTCCTTCCCCTGGAAGTCGGGGATGTGACGGAAAGCTTCGTACGGAGTCGAGAACCCACCACCAGCCGCACCGGAATCCGTTCCGGAGGGCTGGGATACGGGAGCACTCGGCTCAGACATGGATCCACCGGACATGCCGGGATCCTGGCCGAGCGAGCTGCCCGCGGAGTCAGATGGGTTTTCGAAGTCTTCTGGTGGCATGCGATTGGAATCCTTTCGGGGGGGGGATTGGTTCCTACCTGCTTACTGTCCACCTACTCAGAAGTTTGCGCAGGATTCTGCGACACTACTGTCCAAGCATCTCAAGCAAGGCACGAATTACAGCCTCGTCGTTCTCCATTCCAGGTCGCACATACGGGGTTTGGTTGAGGATTGCAGCACGCGGAACAACGCTTGAGATGCCTCCATCCTCCGGGATGATCTCTTTCCATAGGCTCTCTGGGCTAAGGTGCCGTGCCCTTATCTCTCCCATTGGTTTGATGCCAACAGGGAACAGCGAGTCGGGGTGAATCTTGTCCAGCGACATCATTCGCCCGCGGCCTTCGTGGCCACCGACACGCCATCCGTCTCCTGTCTTGTTGACGTAAAGCAATGGAGTGCTGATTGGAGCACCGTCGTTTATGGCCTTGGAGACGTAGTCGTACTCGTAGTTCCTGGCCGGGTTCAAGCCAATGAACTCTTTAGGAGTCATATACGCCTGAAATCCCATGTAGTCGATGTTGCCTGCGTCAGGGGTTTCCCCCAGCCCACGCTTCGGATCAAAGCGAACGCCAGCGTGATTCCGAACCGTTGTTGTGCTGTACTTGGCAAGCCGCTCAAGCAACGACTCGACCATATTGCTGTATGGAGTTGGCATTATTTGCTGTCCGTGTCTCTAAGACCCTGGAGTGCGAAAGGCATTGTGGCTGCACCGCCAACAGACAAGACCTGAGGGAGGCGGCGGATAAGCTTGTCTCTGAACTCCTCGCCTCCGTTTCGGTACAGCATCAAAGCAAGTGGATCCATGGTCGGAGGTTGCGGACCGTTGTTGATTTCGTTGAAGTTTCGCATGAACCATGTCAAGGCATCGTGTGCCTCTGACTCGTTAGTGACATTCTTTCCCGTGTTCCAGGAGTACATCCGTCGCACCTCTGCCGCGCGAGGATCAATCTCCCCCTGAGACATCCGGTACATGGCATTGCTAATAGTTCCATTCTGAACGTCTTTTGCGGCGTTTGTGAACGTGTCTCCATAGACGGCTTTTAGGGCAGGGCGAACGTCGTCAACAGCAAGATGAGCGGAGCCGAAGCTACTGGCCGATTGGTCTGGAGTCATATCGCTGGCAGAAACGTCAAACCTACCAGCCTCTGCTTTCTTCCATGGAATCCCCATGAGGTGATGAGTAACTTCATGGTCCATGACTCCCGCACCAGAAGGGGAATCAAGTATGTCGGAGCGGATTCTGATTTCTGCATGCCTGTCGGGAATGCCCATGTGCATAGGCAATGGGCCATGTTCTCCATGGCTATTGCGCATCATTCTGGGCTCGACGTTAAAAACCTCGACCGGAACATCGACATCTTGAGGGTTCCATTTTCCGTACGAGCCCCAGACGCTTCCGTCTTTCATAGCGTCTTGACTTGTGCGAACTGCCTCGTCATACCCTCCAGGCATGTTGTCATACCAGCGAGAAACGGCCTGACGATGTGTGATGTTGGCATCCGGAACTGGGTTCACCCACCCGGTATCCGTCGTGTCCATCATCGTCCGCGGTTTTGTGGCGACGAGGTCTCCAAGATATTTCGGAAGAGGAGGTGGTTCTTTGACAGCCCCTGTCGCTTGCTTCATGGCGGCATCGACAACAGCCTGCGCCGCAGCCGCTGCTCTAGTGAAAGGTGTTGGCATTACTCTCCCCTTATGGTTGTCGGTGCAGGGGGTGGCGGACTTTTCGGGTGTGCAAACATGGCGTTCATTGCCACGTACGGAAGAATCTCTTTGCCGAAGTTCTTCGCTGCGTTGCCGTACTGCTTGGCTAAAATACTCCTGACTCCAGCCACGCCGAACGGAAAAGGATCCGTCACGGCGTCTCCAATCCCTCCAATAATGTCCGTCGCCATTGAGTCTGGTGCTCCAAACTCTCTGGCTACCTGAGAGAAGCTGGTTATTCCGTATCGGTCATCGGTTGGCTTTTGTTCAAGCAAGCCACTTACCGCGTTCGGCTTGTTACTTGGATGCTGTTCCATGAACCGGCTCATGGAGTTGAACGGTTTCTCAACGTCGTTCTTCCATGCTGGATTGGTTTCTCCACCGGAGAACATCGACGGGATGCCAAGCAAAGCGACATCGAGCCCCGAAATGTAGTCTCGGTCGGCGTCTGCTTGCTCCCGCGTTGGTGGCCCGCTGTGGCCAATGACTCTTGCCATGTTTTGAGGGATCGAAAAGACCGATCTGATCCAGTCCGAACCTTCTCGCAACGGCTGTCCAGGAGCGCTGATTCCTCTCCATCGGTACGGGCTGGGAGTGGTGTCCTGGTCAATGGGCACATCTTCATAACGGACTGGCGTCCCATCCTGACCCATGTAGGCCACGGTGTTCTTGTACTGCTCCGGGAACTGTTCGCGGATTTCTCGGAGCCTCTGGACGAGCTTGTCGTGGCGGACGGCATCGTCGTATTCGTCCTGGCTCCGGATGGCGTAACCGAGGAAGCCAGGGTGGTTAAACGCCAAGCTTGCAGCCCCAGGCCGTTGCGTGGGCCGCTCAATGGCAATGTCTTGTTTGGCTCGCTCGATGAGGCCAGAAATGTTCGGCTGGTAGCCGCCGCGCATGTACTGCTTCTGGAACGGAGGCATGCTTACTCCATCTCTGGTGTCATGGCCATGGCGGCGAAAGCTGGCGTCAGCCCTGCGTAAGCAAGCCCACCCTGGGCTGTGGCTTCAGATGCACCCTGGATCCGCTTGAGTAAAGCGAATGCTTCCGCAAGCTCTCGGTCGTTGGCGTGCAAACCCATGTACTGGTCAGCGGGGATGTCGGTAAACCGAGTGCCACCTTTCATCTGGGAGGCCACCTCACCGAACATATTCATCAACGCCCTGGCTTTCAGTTGCTCATCGCCATCGTCAGGAATGCGTCGAGACAACCACCGCATGAACAAAGGCATTCCAGTGGGGTCCTGCTGAGCGGCATCCCAGTACCCGTGGTTCATCTCATGAGCCATGAGCCCTGAGTTACCTTCCGGGAACACGGCTCGCCCAATGGATCCGGCAGAGGAAGGCTCGTAGGCTGCGACAACTCGCCCGTCGCTGATTGCATTTTGAACCGATGGACCAACGCCTGCTTCCTGCATGGCAGCCCTAGCAAGCGAAGGGTCTGGCGGAAGTGGGACGGGACGGATATTTCGGCGTGCGGCCATCATCGCGGGGATTCTCCCGCCACCGCCAATGCTTGTAGCAGCGTCGTTGACCACACTGGCCAGACGGTCAACAAGAAACTTGCTCGCCAGCGAGAAAGGGCTTTGTGCCAAAACAGCCTCCGTCAGTAGACTTGGGTTCCGTCGCGTCCAATAGTGACACGGCTGCCATACCTTGTGGTCTTGCCATCCCAAACCCTTAGTGGACCGCCACTGTTCTGGGGATATTGATCGCCGCCCTGCATGGCACCAAGCCGGTCGATCAACCCCTTCTGCTTGAGCGTCTCCATTTCAAGTTCGTGCTGGCGTTCAGCCTCGTCTTTGAGCTGATCGACGCGAGACTTGTTCTCTTCGGCAATGTAGTGTTCCGTCTTGTCCAAGGCGTATCTGCTGGACGAAAGGTTGCCGTACGGATCCGGAATGCCTGGAGGAGCGAACACAACAGCGTGAGCTTGGTTCATCGCTCGCCCATGCTGATTGTTAGCGGGGTGCGGCGGCTGCTGTGGGGGCGGCTGCTGAGGAGGAGCAGGCTGGGCCGGTGGCCCTGCGAGAGCTGGATGCTCGGGGATGTCAATCCCCTTGCCTTCTGGGATGACGCCTCCAGCCCTGACCTGGATCACATCCGCCTTTAGCTTTGCGTCATCGTTTGGGCCGTACTTTGCTGGGTCAATACCCAGAGATTTCGCCGTGTCCCTAAGTTGGTCGAACGGTGTCTGCAACGGCATTGACAGGTCTCCGGAATTGTGCAGCAGTTTTCTTCAGGGCCAGACGCCCGGCAGCAAAGGCAACGGCTGCATAAACAAGTGCCCCGGCTCCCAGGGAATTGAACGGCAATTTCCGCTTATCAGCCTCTTCCTTGAGCCACCCGACGATGGTCTGGACATTCCAGAGGCACCACGCCATGCCCTTTGAGTCCATGTCCTCGGCCCTGGCATTGCAGCTACAGGACGGGCTGGAGGTGATTCCCACCATGCGAAGCAGGGACTTGAGTTCCGTCCCAGGCCCAGCAGCACCGCGTTCCTTGGCAAGTCTTGCGTCCTTCGCGGCTGCTTCGTCGTGGAGGGCTGCAATGGCCTTCTCCTCAAATCCAGGCTTTGGGTGCATGGGATAGGCCGGGTGTTCAACATCCACCAGGATCATGCCGTCCTTGACCTCGACAACGCAGGGGGTGACCTCTTCGTACCGGTAGCCACGCTGCTTGGCGCGTTCGTTGAGGTACGTCGAGTGTGTCCAGATTTTGTTCATGGGAGTGGGTTGCAGTCGTTTCTAAAGCAATTGTATCTGCCTCTGTTCGGACCAGAAGTAATGAGCGTGCAACCTAGAGTACAAACAGCAGAACAAGAATTAACAAAACTGATAACACAGCATTCCGATGGTATGCAAGCACCATTGCAACATTTCGCGGACAAAGGCGGGCAGTCGGAGTCGGTGCTGCATGTCGTGCAGGGATTTGGATCGCACGTTGTCCCGTAGCCTTTGAAGGATCCGCCCAGCTTAGCGCAAGAGCACTTGGTCCTCACGACGCAAGTGATGCCCTGGCAGCAGGCTCCTGTCTGACAAACGTTCTCTTCCCCAGCCTCGATGAAGTTGCCGCCAAGGTACTCGCACATGCACTTCGTGTCGTCACCGCAAGTGCCGTTGGTGTAGCAGCACTGGCCGTATGGGCAGCACTCTAGGGTCGGGTCTTCACAGGATGGCTTGGCCTGGAACTCCACGGTTGGAGGAGCGCCCTTTTCCCGATAGCACTCACACTGGGAGACTGTTGGGCCAAGAATGGAAGATCTGGCACATGACCCAGTGGCCTTGTTGCAGCACCAGCCGATGGGCTGGTCGCAGTACGGGTAGTAGGAAGTAGACCCTACAGAGACGGTGTCATGGTCAGAGCAAAGCTCTCCGTACCCCATGAACGTGCCGTACCCCTTGGTAGAGGTGACGGCTGTCGTGGTGCAGTCCGCACAGTTGAGCGAGGTGCAGGTATACCTACCGCAGCAGCAGGCTCCCTTGCAGCAGTTGCAGGGATGGGTTGGACATGGCATAGGGGGGGCTCCTATGAGTCATTGCCCCGCCTGGGTGGATTTGCCTCAAGATCCGGCCCGACGCCCGCCTCCACGCATGCAAAAGACCTGTCTCTGGAGGTCCATGATCGCTGACGAGGCGGCTTGGGCAGACTTGCAGGCCGCGGCCCAGTCCTCAGCTTTCGATTGCTTGAGGTCAACGTACCTTTGCCTCTCGTCGCTCAGAAGCCCCTGTAGCTCAAGGATCCTGGCGTTGGCAACATGAAGCTCGTCCTCAAGCCGGGCGTGCTCTTTGCACGGGAATAGCCAGTTGATAAAGCTCAATGCCATCACTTCTCCTCCTTGGGCGGGTCCGCCCTGAAAAGCTCAACCCCATCTCGGTGGGTAGCCACAACAAGAGGGACTGTCGGAAGAGGGCCACGCCCAACTTGGAAGCGAGCTTCCTTGATCGCAGACTCAAGGGTGCCGTGTTCTCCAGCCCCTAGGTGCTGACGCCAGCAGTTGTCCGCATGAGCAGCAAAAACCTTGTAGGTGTCGTTCATTTATCAAATCCTCTTGACCTTGATGCCAACTTTTTCCAACGTAGCAATCCACTGACTGTCACGCTCGCTGTTTAACCAGCCAGGAGGCACAGAGACCTCTGCCATCTTTGCAAGAGTGTTGTCGAGACGCTCGATCTCCGTTGCCATGTCCGTCACGACTTTTGGCAATGCCTTACCAAACTCCTCGACGACGCGGACGGATTCAACGTCAACACCGTTTACGTGAACACGCCAGCCCGGCGCGCCTGTCACTTCCAGCGTGACACGCTCCGTCCGCATTCCACTTTGCGTCTCTGCCGATTTGCTCTTTTCCGCTGAACGTTTTTCAGCTTCGGCAAAGAGGGCGTCCGCGGATCGGGAAGAGTTTTTATGTCTCTTGACCTGACGTTCCGCCTCAAGTCTCTTGTGGGTGGCCTCCGACACAGCCAGGACGGCGGCGTTGTAGCCTTCGTCAAGCTGCTTGTTGGCCTTGGTGAGTTCTGCGATCCGGTCTTGGTAGGTGCTGACCAGGGCTTGCAGGTCATCGTTTTCTTTGCGGTAGGCAGCCGCCTGAGAGCTGGCGTCCATCGCTCGCATCTGAACTTCTTGACACCAACGCCTCAGGGACGCGTTCTGGGCTCCACTCTTCCGCTCGCTGAGCCTTGCCTGGAGCTTGGCAATGGTCTTCCCTCTCTCCTGCCAACGCTTCCGCCAGACCGCCCTGGCCTCATCGGCACGATCTCTCTCACGGCAGGCCGCAAGGTGGGCGTCCATAGGTTCGACCTTGGGGCATTCGCTCTCGATGCACTCGGCCAGTGTGCGGAAAGGCTTTGAGCGACCGTCTTCTGCCATGCGTACCTTCGCATCGCGGTCGGGGTCTGAACTCCATGGGTGTGGCATGCCCTTGGGGAGAGCCAGCTCGACCACCCGGTTGCCGGACTGGTCGCTGAACACCTGCTCAAACCTCTTGTTGAAAGCCTCGTTCGCCTTCTCCGCGATCTTGCTAGCCACCCTCAGGGTCATCTTGGCTTGCTCATCTTCGGAGAAACACCCAGTCCCCATGATGAAGTCGCGGACCATGGGGTAGTAGCCACCAAGGGCTTCCCTGGCGTATTCCCTAGCTTGCGATTCTGCCTTAGTCATTGATTCCCCTCATTCCAAAGACACCACACGAACAACGCCAGGACTCCCGCTGGGAATCCAAGGCACAGACCAATCAGAAACCATCCCATGAGAATCTCCTTGAGGTCGCCAGGAGGGAGTCGAACCCTCATCCCCGGAAGAGCCGGATTCTGCCCAGGCCAACAATGCAGCCCGTTGAACTACTGGCGACACCACCCCGAAGACTGGCGCTAGACCAGCTTCAGGGAGCCAATCAACGACCAAAGACCCGACGCACGACGCGAACGGGAGCAGTGGCCACGCGAACAGTGCCACGGGTAGCCGTGACGGTCGCCTTGCGGACAGGTTGGGCGATCTTGCAAACCCCACCTGGGCAGTCAGCCACAGCGGTACCAGCCAGAACAACCGCCAACAGGACGGCAGCAACGCAGGTCTTCATAGACTCTCCTTCTCATCCTTGAGAGAAAAACAACCCTCTGGCAAGCCAAGGAGAAACCTGCCAGAGGGCTGCAAGGGCACAACCCGCTAGCGAGCCGTGCGAGGCGTATTCTACACGGGGGTTTCTGGGACCGCAACCCCAGCAACACACCGCAGTTATTGGGGGGATTTTGAGTGTGGGGGCCGAGATATGCAAAAAATCCCGGAGGGGTATTGACAAAACTCCTTGTCCGGCTCGGGGGGGTAGGGGGTACGCGCAGCGTCCCCGCCCCGAGACGGACGATCCTACGTTTGGCGTGGTACGCAGCGCAAGGGTAGTACTGGCAAGGGGTTAGGGGTTCCGAAAGCGGTCGGTATCGTGCGTGCTATGTCTTGAGAGGCGATAGAAGCGAGCGAAGCGAGCGCGCGATTTTTCGCCGGGTGGTCGATGGTGCATTGGCGTCGACGGCTCGAGATGCGGCATTCATCGGCCTGGTGGTCGTGCTCGATGTCAACGAAAAACCGCCGGGGGTTGGCGTTCCCCCCGGCGGTCGGGTTGTTCATCGGCCTGGTGGTCGTGGTCAACGGCTCGATGCGTCGTAGAACCAACGCGTGGCGTGTTCGCCTATGGTCTTCTTCCATGATCGGGTCTTCTGGTCGTGGATGATGCGACGGAATGCGTCAGCCACCCGTGGGACTGCGGTATCGTCCCAGTCCTTATAGGTTTGCTTGGGGATCGTCTTCAGGTAGTCCGTGATCTCCTGGTGGCCTGCGACGGTGTCCAGCGTGGGCCGGGCGTTCATCGGCCTGGGCCGGTGCGTGGTGTTGACGATCTCACCCTCCACGGTGTACCAGCGGCTGCCGGTCGTACCCTGGTACAGTCTGCCATCCATGATCGAGAGCGTCGGGACTGCGGGGGCGGCGGGGAAGTGGGTCGGGTTCCACGCGTTGACGGCGGCGACGATCTCGCCAACGTGGTCAACGTCGTTGACGGTGCAAGCGTCGTGAGGCGCGTCGGTTCGGCTGGTGGGGAGCATGGCGAAGCGGTGGCGCGGGATGGTGCGGGTGACGGTGTAGACGGTCCATCCGGTCTGCACACGGACCCATTTGCCGCTGACAAGGCAAGGCATGGTATCGGGGCCGATAGCCTCGATGTCGGTAATGTCGCGCGTCCCGTCGGAAGTCTTCGTGATGGCATGGTTGTCGATCTTGGCGGTCCCCCCGGTGACGTTGTGCGGGGTCTTGGGGGCCGCGAGCGTCTCCGCCTGGGTCCAGCCCATGAGGGCCTCGATGGCTTCGGCCTGGGCGGTGCGGTACGGGGTTTCCGGGGCGGGGCTGGTGACGGTGGCTCGACGGCCTCGGGAGGAAGTGTGGGCGGTCCCGCGGCGTCCATCCTTGGCGTATGACTCCGCAAGGGCCGCGATTGCGGCGGGGTTGTCCCCGGTCGCGCTCATCCCGTGGACGAATGGGAAGCGGCGGCGCCCGGTCGTGCGTCCCCCCCCGGTTTCGGTTTCGGCGGTGCGCCAGCGGGCGCGGCGGGCCTGCTGAGCGATGACGATAGCGGCGCGGGCGTGGTCGTTCGCTCCGACGTTGGCGCGTTGCCATCCATTGCGGGCGACGGTTTCCCCGCGTTTGATGCTGGGCGTGGAAAGCCGGACGATGGCGCCGTGGTAGTAGTCGGTGGCTGCGTCTATGCTGCGGGCGATTAACTCGGCGTAGGTGAGGCCCTGGTGATCGTTGCCACCGGTGCGGGGTTTGGTTTCGGCCTGGATGCGGGCGCGGACGTTGTCCAGCGGCGTGGCCGGTGCCTTGTCGGTTTTCGCCTTCCGGGGGGCGGCGGCGGGGGCGGCGGAAGTCATGTCGCGGACGTAGCGGCGCGCCATCCAAGCGAGCGACCGCCGATAGACCTCGGCGGTGACGGTGGAGGGGTCGTACCATTCGGTGTGGGTGGCGTTGCG